TTCGCCCATCATCCACTCTATTTCCCCCTTCAATTTGCACCAAGTAACCCTTTAACAATTGTCAACGCTCCTTGGTAGACGCCAAAGGACGACCAGTTAAGGGCAGGAAGGAAGGGGGGAAATAGACAAAACACAAAGACAACTGACCGACTGAAGGACGTGACTACCCTTCCCTTTCTTCTTTTGGGGCCGACAAGGAATTGAAAAAGACACACAGAGTTAATGGGGGCCGGGGCTCTGAATTTGAAGGGAGTGAAACGACCGAAAATGAAGACCAAGTTAGACACCGAAGGTGGCTGACGCGGAGCTGACCCAATAGCTATAGTTCTTATGTGGTTAGCGGAGACCGAAGGTCGAAGCGGTAGGTTGAACCCAAAATAACCACCGAAGGATTCTTCGAAGCGTGAGCGAAGAAGAAGACAAGGCTTGGTTAACAACTAACCCGACCACAATACTATTACTAGTACCCATTGTGTTTTCTTATTAGTATATATCTCTTATATCATACCTATTACCACTCACCACCCAACCAACAATGACCAGTTCTGTAAAGCTCATCAGCATCACACCAAACGCAGAAGAAACCATTGCTTATTGTGCCAGGGTATCTAACCCAAGTAACCAGGAGAATCACGAGACCGTGGATAAGCTTCTTGGTTATTGTATTCGCAATCAGCATTGGTCCGTGTTTGAGATGGCCAACCTTGTTCTTGAGATCAACACTACTCGGGCTATATCTCCACAGATACTCAGGCACCGTAGCTTCTCCTTTCAAGAGTTCAGTCAAAGGTATGCTCGGGTCTCTGATCTTGGTGGAATAGATTTACCACACCTTCGTCGTCAAGATACTAAGAACCGACAAAACTCCATAGATGACTTAGACACAGAACAAACTCAATTGCTGTATCGAAGGACTGCTCAGTTGTTTGCTGAAGCAGAAGACCTCTATTCTGAGATGGTCAGCAAAGGCATTGCCAAAGAATGCGCTAGGGAAGTCCTGCCTATGGCTGCACCTACCCGCCTTTATATGAATGGGACTGTGAGGTCGTGGATCCACTACATTGAGTTGAGGATTGGCAACGGCACTCAGCTTGAACATAGACAGATCGCTGAACAAGCACGGACTATCTTTTCTGAAAACCTTCCAATGATTTCAAGGGCTTTGTTATGGACCTAGAAATGACTTATGAAGAATACAAGAAGTGGCTAGACATCAAGACCTCTCTTGAGGCTGCGGGTAAGACAGCTACGCCTTTTTATTATGAGGCGGTGTCGAAGCTTTACCGCAGACCAATACCACCCTATCCAAAGGCTGATGCTCGGATCACTAAAAACGACCAAATTTAAGGAGATCTATAATTTGAGTAGTGGGTGGCCGGTTTGGCTGCGTCACCTATTGCTTGGTCTTCTTGTTGCTGTTGAGGAACGGTGGATTGATGCCAAGGTTAAAGACACAGTTGACAAAGCTATTGAACGGGTGGAGCCGTCTTTGCCTCCCTCAGGGGTTCCTGATCCAATCTATTCGGAATCTGGTGATGGCTTCTTTGATGAGATGCGGCTTACTGCGCCCTGGAAGGCCCTAGAAGACCCCTCCGACTCCCCGCAGGTGTGAGGACACCTACGGCTCCTCGGAGGGACCTTAGAGGGGCACACAGAGGCCAGTAGTAAATTTTGGCACAAAAATGCAAACCCCTTATACGCGGGCTGAGGCGCGGGCAACCCCCCATAGGGGTGGGGTGGGGGCCAGATCAACGCGGGCGGGCATGCGCGTTACCTGCCAGGCCCAGTAGTCAAAGCCACTAGGAGCCTTTCGTGGGGGTTGTATGTAACGCGAGCGCGTACCTGTGCGCGTGTTTATGCTCGCACACGCATAGGCGCGTTTCTATTTTCTCAAAAAATCTGTGGCCCCCATAAGTCAAGCTTATCATTGACATAAGCAACACTTATCGTAAGGGGGTTGACACTTCGGGGGGCCAGGGGCCATGATGTATGCATCGGATCAAGAGGAGCCGCCGAGAAGGCAGGCCAACCCAGCATCCGCCAGATCCTCACCAGTTATCGGTTGGGGGTTGACAAACCCAGGCCCTAGGGTCTACCATTGCCTCAGTTCACACCACACCACCACCGCCATGATTCGGTTCATGTCGCGGGTGTCGCTCAAGCTGGCTGATCAGGCTCTGCTTAGCTTCATCCGCAAGCATCCGGGCTCACGCCTGTTTGAGATCAACGCTGCTACCCTGAAGAGTCACCACAGCTGGGGAACTAAGTCTGTGCTGGCACGGCTTGAGGCTGAGGGCTGGCTGTATGTCCAACGCTCACGGCATGGCAAGCGTATTCCGCCTCGTTACTTTGTGTTGGCTGAACGCGGCCCACGCCATAAGTATCTGGCTGTTGCAAATGTTAACGATTGGAGGTTTGACTGAATGTTACTCTTTGTTTCAGCCATTGCCCTAATTGCGGCGGCTACTGCTACTGTTCCTGGTGTCAGCATTCTTTGTCTTGCTGCTGGCGTTGGTTGTATCATTCTTGAGGCCTTTATCTGATGACCACTGCTGCTGTTTCACGCTTCGATGCCATTGATGCTTTGTCACAATGGTCCACCAACTACAACTCTTGTCTCAATCCTTTTTGTATCTTTCTAGACTTGATTGGTTACAGTGTTGAAGAGTACGGCATGAAGCTAGTGCTCAGCAACACAGACACAGACATAAGCTCTGTTCTTGGGTATAAAGAACTGTGTTTACTTGGTGATGCTTTGAATGTGTTTAAAGAAAACGGCTATGATGCTGTTTACGAATACATCCGCACTATGGGGGAAGATTGATGTTTGCAATCTACTCTAAGCACCAGAATGTTGTGCGGGTTCATTACTCACACCTCACTGAACAGCAGGCAGATGATGAGGTTGAGCGCCTTAACTGGTCTTGCACCGAGGCTGGCTTGCCCGCTGTTTACTGGTCAGAACAGCATCACCCTGATTGTGTCTTTGTTTTTTAATGAACACCTACCTTGCATTCTTTGGCCACAAACAAGTTAAGGGTGGCTGGTTCATTAAAGAGCAGATGATCATCAACGCCAGTTCTTATGATAAGGCATGGGCAATGGCTGAGGCTCGGTGTTATCCTGGGGAACAAGTTCTTGATGTCAGTGTTCATGTTCCGAGGGAGGATGTAATCTTTTGGGGGGTCTAACAGCCCCTCTTTTTTTTTGATTGTTTGCGGCTTGTGAACCCTTGCACAGCTGGACTGGGCCGCTATAATGCCAGCATGGGGACAACCTGAGCCCCGTTCCACCACCTACCTATCCACCGATGATCACCTTAACTAAGCTTCCTGAGGTTTGGATTGTTGAGTCTCTTTTATGTGGGTTTTGTGATGTCTACGATAACCCAAAGGCAGCACAAGAACACGTTAAGGAGATGAACAAAGAGTGTCCTAATGATCATTACTGGTTCTATCCAAAGACTTTAAAAGGAGATTGATTGTGACTGTCTGGAAAGATGCAACTGAGGCCAGCATCAAGTGGCCTAAGACCAAGAAACCAACCATTGAGGATCTGCTTAACGATGCCCACGAAATGTTCCACGATGAAGACCTCTGCTATGCCTTCAAAGCAGGATTCTTCTACGGCATCATTCAAATCCTCGAAGCAGAAAGAAAAGCGTCTGCCTAAGGATTACCGCCCGTACCGCTTACCCTTTACCATCATTTGAAATGAACGTGATTACGCCAACACAGGTCATTAGAAAGATCGAGGAACATGGGTCAGAAAGTCTAACCTATGTTGAGCGTGTCTTTGTTGTTGAGGTCTTTCGAGCTGCTGCTTTTACTGATAGGCAGGAGGTTCACGAGGTTAAGCAACTGATTCAAAAGGCGCACCTTGAATACTGTCTTCGATTGAGTTCGAAGAAAGGTAAAGACCGATGACTAATCAACACATACCACAATGCTTTACAGTTTACTGCTGTGGAAGGGAGGTGTGTGTCTATGCCTATACAAAGGCAGAGGCGATACTTACTGCTTTGGAATTATTTCCTGAGTTTCAGTATCACTCAATCAATGTTCTACTTACACCACAATGGAAGGAATGACTGACCTATCTCCTGCCGCGCAGGCGGTGTATGACGCCTATTGCCAGCAAGCTGACAACCCGTGCTACTACGAGCATAGTGGGCTGGTGGCCGCCCTGCGAGCTGCTGCTGATTATCTCGAACAAAGTTTTCCATGGCCTTATGAATATGAAGGCGCAGGCGTTGATTGGGCTGCCAGCAAACTTCAAGACATCGCCAATGAGTTGGAGCAATTCGAATGACCTTCACCATTGATCAACTGGCCAACCACCTTGAGGACATCCTTACCTGGAGGCAGTTGCGTAAGCTGGCCAAGAGAAACAAGCTTTCTCAGTATTCGTATCTGGGAAAGAAACAGTTAGCACAGATGCTGGCCATTCAAACCTTTAACAAAGCACAGAGACATGCCCTTCCCAATCCCAAACAGTGATGATTACGATGACCTACTTTATACCCTTCAGCACATGGCCGTTGATCGGTGTACGGATCTGGTTGGTAGGGTAAACGCTCACTCTGACATCTTGGATCCTGACATTGAAGAGGGTGAAGCAGATCGTTTACTGAGTGCCCAGCTAGGTCTTGATGGGTCAGAGGATGAGATCGAAATGACTCAGAACCTGATCTCCATCATCAGTAACATCATCGTTGTGCGTAGGGCACGAGAGACCATCCACACCAAGAACACACAGTCTGAGGACTAATGGCAACCAGAGAGCAACTCGCCAGACAGTATCAGCGAGAGCTAAGTGCTCGCACAGAGGCCATCAACAGGCTCAGGGAACGCACCAGGGCAGCAGAGGACAGGTCTTATGCCAGTTCTACTGTCTATGGAAATGCGTTTATCAAGGCTGGTCTTGAAAAGATTACCAACGAGATCAGTTCTAAGCTCCATCGAATCAGTCAAGGGTGGGCAACAGAGAAAGCTGCTGCTGTAATTCCCATTAAGAACTGCGATCCAGCCATTCTTGCCCTCATCACGGCAAAGGGTGTGTTGGATGTTCTTGGTGTTAGGAGGATCGAGAAGCCAACGTATGCCTATGTGACCACACACATTGGTAGGTTGGTTCACGATCAGATTATGCTGGATCAGTTTGAGGCCAGCCACCCGGATCTATTTTCAAAGGCAAAGCTCACCATCCATGCCCACAAGGGCTACCTCTACAAGGTTCAACGCTTTCGAGCGGCGATGAGGAAGGCCAGCTACGACCCCGACAGGTGGTCAACGGCGGTCAGACACCTTGTTGGTGGGTGGTTGGTTGATTGCCTGGCTCGATCCACCGGCTGGGTAACCTCCAGGACCGTTTCTAAGGGCGGTAAACAGGAGCTTACGGTACTCACCTACTCACCCGACTTTTTGAAGGCCAAGGAGGCGCTTCTAGAGCAGGCTGAGGGCTTTGCTGCGTGTCTGTGGCCCATGCTGTGTGAGCCCAACGACTGGAATGAGGGCAACGATGGGGGGTACCTGACCAATGAGTTGCGGCGTCTGAACAAGCTTGTTCGGTCTGCTGTGCCCAGAAGGTGCTCTGTTGTACGGGAAAGCACGGCCCTGGCCATGTTGAACCGTCTCCAGAAGGTGCCATACCGGATCAACCCTGAGATCCTTGACATAGCCAACTTCTGCATGGAACACCGCATTACTGTGGGTAAGTTCCGAGCTGAGGAGCCAACACCTCCACCGCCAAAGCCAGACCCCTGGGAGACCGCCTCCGAGGAGGATAAGATTGCGTATCGACGGGCTCGTACTGAGATCGAAGATAACAACTCTGCTCTGGCGCAGAAGAACTATCGAACAACTGAGTGTTTGTTTGTTGCGAACAAATACAAAGATGACACCTTTTGGATTCCCTGGTCGTTTGACTTTAGGGGAAGGGTTTATCCAATTCCCACAAGCCTCAGCCCACAAGGTACTGACTTTGAAAAGAGTCTTATTTACTTTGATGAAGAGGGGCCTGTTAATGACTGGTGGTTAGGATTCCAGGTAGCTACTACTTGGGGTCTTGATAAAGCTCCAATGGAAGAGCGAATAGCCTGGGCAAAGGAGAACCACGACTTCATCAGTATGATTGCTTCCGATCCAAAGGGAACAATTGCTACTTGGTCTGGTGCTGAAGAGCCTTGGTGTTTTCTTGCTGCTGCTATTGAGTATTACCACTGTGTCATTACTAAAACCAAACAAACCTCTGGTCTTCCTGTGTCTGTTGATGCCACTTGCTCTGGTCTCCAACACCTATCAGCATTGGCGCTTGACAGAACAGCAGCAGAGATGGTCAACGTTGTCCCCACACCGAGACCGTCTGACGGGTATGCCATTGTTGCCCAGAAGGCAAAGGAACAACTTCCTGAGCATCTTCATCCGCTTATTACGCGGAAGGTAACAAAGCGAACCGTGATGACCACCCCTTATGGGGTAACTGAAAACTCTGCTAGGGATTACATCCGACAAGAGTTGAAGGGTGTTGAGTTACAACCTGGAGAATTACAAGCAATCGTAAAGGCCATTTATCGTTATGCGGTGAAGGAGGTCTTTACTGGTCCTTGTAAATCTATGGAGTTCATTCAAAAGGTAGCCGGTGAGGTCATCCAATCCGGTAAGCCTACGATTGAGTGGATAACTCCTTCTGGGTTTCCTGTTGTTCAAGAGTATCGAAGGAATGATTGTGAACGTGTTAACACCAAGCTTCTTGGTCAACGCATTCAAACTCATCTTTTGAAACCCTTTGAAGAGCGACAGATTGATCTAACCAAAGCCAGGACAGCTTGCAGCCCTAATCTTATTCACAGTCTTGATGCAGCACTATTACATCTGGTCTTTGCTGAGTGGTCTCTTCCATTCACGGTGATCCATGATTGTGTGCTTGGTCGTTCCTGTGACATGGACATGATGGGTGAAGCTATTCGAAACAAGTTTGTTGAGATCTACTCTCAGCCTGTTTTGAAGAACTGGGCAGATCAACTCAATGCATCTTTTGACGAGGATGTAATGCAGAATACGCTGGACATCAATGATGTTCAAAGTTCCGCCTACTTCTTTTGCTAATGAGCACCACACCTGACTTTTCCCTGCTGGCTGAACGGTTCATCGTAAAGGAGTCGGTTATCGAAAACCTCTACGAGGAATACGAGTTGGAGATGGAGGCCTTTGGCCTTGAGATCACCTTCTTCGAATACCTTGTTGAGGAGTTTGCCCAGGCTGCCTACATGCTTGCTGCCATGGAAGGCGGTGATGCTGTGGACTGCCTGGAAGCCTACGACGAAGCTTATTCCGACTTCGATGACTGAAACCACCAACCGCTTTGATCTGGGTCTTGAGGACGTTCTAGAAGCCCAACGCATTTACGATCCGTCTATTGATGGAAGTATTGATGAGGTCTTTGAACTGATCCGAGACCACAACCAGATCACCACCGACGCTGAGTTCCACCACCACATCACCCATGTCTGAAAACCGCTTCATCATTACCACCACTCTTGAGGGTTACATCAATGCCCTGAAGCCCAGTGGTAAGTACAACAACTGCACCATCAGCTTCCGCATCCCTGATGAGGATCTTGCCAAGTTTGATGCCTGTTATGAACAGTGCATTGCCTGGGGCAAGAACAAGATGACGGGCAAACGCTTCACCGAAGAACTGCCCAAGTGGCAGGAGGATGGTCTTGTTAAGATCTCCTACGGCGGTGAGGAAGGTGCTCCGATGTTCCCCTGGGTGGATACCGATGGGGTTCCTGTTGATGTTGACACCCCCGTTTGGAAGGGCACTGTTGTTCGCTTGATTATTGACCTGAAGCCCTATGTCTACGGCACCAAAGTCGGATGTAGCTTCAAGGTTCGAGGCGCTCAGATTCTCAAACTTGTTGGGTCTGGCGGGTCTGATTCTGGTGATCTTGATCTTGACGACGTGGCTGCGTTGTTTGGAATTAGTAATGGTTTCAAGGCTGGCTCTCCTTCGTTTAAACCGAATGAGGAAGCGGCTGATGAGTCTAGTTACGACGACATTCCGTTCTGATGGCTAATTACCGGTCCCGCCTTGAAGAGCGGCTAGCCCGGTGGTTAGAAGTCAATGGACAATCGTTTGAGTATGAAACTCTAAAACTTAACTACACCGTTCACGCCGTTTACACACCAGACTTTGTTCTGCCAAATGGGGTGATCATTGAAGCCAAGGGTTACTTCAAACCAGAAGATCGAAGGAAGATGCTTGCCGTTAAAAAGCAACATCCAGACCTCGACATTCGACTTGTGTTTCAGGCACCCCACAACACCATCTCTAAGGAATCTAAAACTACCTACGCAATGTGGGCAGAAAAGAACGGATTTCTTTGGGCACCTTACCACTCCATTCCACTTAACTGGTTCGATGAACATCCAACAACGAATTGAGGATTACTTTGCCGACGTGTTTGCCGAATGCCAACCCGATCAAATAACTTCAACTGAGGTTGCTGAAGCCTTTGTTGCTGCTCTTGATGGCTGGATAAGCTATCATGAAAAAGAACTTGATCAGTACAACGGCATCCTTGATGAACTCCGAAAGCGAATTTGTAAGGCATGAGCCATGCCCTAAGTGTGGCAGTAGCGATGCCCTTGGTCGTTATACTGACGGTCATGGGCACTGCTTTTCTTGTGGCCATTACGAGTTTGGTGATGGCGAATCTATTCCTGTTCACAAGCCGCATTTCCGCATGGACTTTACCGGGGACATTGTTCCTCTCCGCTCCAGGGGTATTCTTGAGGACACCTGCAAGAAGTTCAACGTAAGGTATGATGCGGAGACCAAAACTCTTCGCTTCCCTTACTACAACTCTGAGGGGCAGTTGATTGCGTTCAAGGCCAGGACTCCTGATAAGGACTTCAAGTGGTCAGGAAAGAACGAAGACCATCAACTGTTTGGTCAGCAGCTCTTCGGAGGGGCTAAGGGCAACAACAAAACCATTGTCATCACGGAGGGTGAGATAGATGCTTTGAGCGTCTGGCAAGCCCGTCCTAACTGGCCTGTGGTCAGCCTTGACAATGGGGCCAATGCTGCCAAGAAGTCACTCCAGCACCAGTACAAATTCATCGACAGATACGACGAAATCGTTCTGTTCTTTGATAGTGATGAGGCTGGACAGAAGGCTGCTCAGGAATGTGCTCAGCTCTTTAACCATCAGAAGGTCTTCATTGCGAAGCTTTCTGAATACAAAGATGCTAACGAAGCAATCATTGCTAAGGATTCCGATGCAATCAGACAAGCCTTCTGGCAAAAGAAACCCTACTCACCAAAGACCGTCATCGACGGACGAGACCTCTTTGACCTGGCAATTAAGCCTTTACATGGTCGGGATGCTAACTGGCCTTTTAATAGTCTTGATGGCATCACCAGCGGGCTCCGTCTCGGTGAATTGGTTACGGTTACGGCTGGGTCTGGGGTAGGCAAGAGTACCTTTTGTGGAGAAGTTGCTCAGTCTTTGGTTGACCAGGGACAAAAGGTGGGCTACATTGCCCTTGAGGAGAGCCTTCAACGCACAGCCCTTCGGTTGATGTCCGTCAAGGCAAACAAACCTCTTCACCTAAACAACGAGCTACCACAAGATGACCTTAAAACAGCGTTTGATGCGTCGCTTGGCACTGGACAGGTATTTCTTCGTGACGGGTTCGGGTCAGTCGATCCTGAAGCCATACTTAGTGATTGCCGGTTCATGGCACAAGCAAAGGAGGTTCAATGGATTGTCCTTGACCACCTTTCCATCCTGATGTCAGGGAACGAGTCGCACGATGAACGTAAGCTCATTGATGTGACCATGACCAAGCTTCGATCTTTTGTTGAGGAGACTGGAGTTGGTATGATTCTTATCAGCCACCTCAAGCGTCCACAAGGAGACAAGGGACACGAAGATGGTCAACAGGTTAGCCTCGGTCAACTCCGTGGCAGCCACAGCATCGTTCAACTGTCCGACATGGTTATTGCGCTTGAAAGGAACCTTTCTTCTGGTCAGAACTTTGCCAACATCAGAGTTCTTAAGAACAGATTTAATGGTCAAACCGGAAAGGCTGGTACAATTGTTTATCAATCTGATACCGGTCGCATGACTGAAGACCTCACTGCTGAGTTCAATGACTCCAAAGCTTCCACCCCCGCTACAGACTACGGAGATTTCTAGCCGTGTTATTTGTGCCTGCGGTTCTGACGCTTTCTTTTTCTCAGAGATGGACCCGAGTGGTTACTTCTGTGAAGAATGTGGGCGACCAGATCCTATTACGCAACGTACCCTTGACACGGAGGAACCAGGATACTGGGGACTATGAGACTTCTCTTTGACATTGAAACCAACGGTCTGCCCCGCCAAGGGATGGATCGGCTTCACTGTATCGTGACTAAAAATTTAGACACAGGTGAAGTGCTTCGTTACAACGATGTGGGTACGCATGAGTCTGTTACTACTGGGGTTAACATCCTGGCAGAAGCTGACATCTTGATTGGCCACAACATCGTTGGGTTTGACATTCCAGCTATTCAACAGATCTACCCTTTCTTTGAACCCAAGGCAAGGTGTTACGATACGTTGATTCTTAGCCGGTTATTCCAACCACACATCCTGTCGATGGACTTTCGAAAGAAGCCCATTGGTATGCCAGGCAAACTCTATGGTCGCCACTCGTTGGAAGCCTGGGGGTATCGCCTTGGTGATTACAAGGGTGAGTTTGGAAAGACTAGCGACTGGTCTGAGTGGTCCCAAGAAATGGAAGACTACTGCGAGCAGGATGTTCACGTTGTTGAAACCCTGTTCAATACAATCTTCCGCAACAAACTAGGTAAATTTAAAGATGCTGTTTGGCTTGAACATGACCTGGCAAAGATCATGGCACTGCAAGAAACAGCAGGCTGGCCCTTTGATGTTGTAAAAGCCCAGAAGCTTGAATCCACTCTCCGAACAGAGATGGACAAACTTGCCGATCACATGCGAGAAACTTTCCCGTATGTTGATGGCGGAACCATGATTCCCAAGAGGAACAACAGCACTAAAGGTTATTACGAGGGGGCAGAGCTTACCAAGCTCAAAGAGTTCAACCCAACAAGTCGGGACCACATTGGCTGGGCCTTCATGACCTGGCGTGATTGGAAACCCGAAGTCTTCACAGACACCGGACGCCCGAAGATTGATGAAGGCGTTCTCCAATCCATTGATACCGAAGAGGCTAAAACATTTGCCCGAATCCTCGAACTACAAAAGGCCCTTGGACAGCTCAGTGATGGAGCAAATGCCTGGCTCAAGATGGTCACCCCTCAAGGGCGTATTCACCATGTTTGCCAGCTTGCTACCAACACCGGGCGTAACGCGCACAGCCGACCAAATCTTGGGCAGACGAGTTCGGATCCTCGTTGTCGTGAACTATTTGGTCCTGGCAATGGTATGCGTCAGGTTGGTGCCGATGCTTCCGGCTTGGAGCTTCGTATGCTTGGCCACTATCTCGCTGAGTTTGATGGCGGTGCTTTCGCTGACGTTGTAGTCAACGGAGACATTCACCAACAGAATGCAGATCGAGTTGGGTGTACTCGCAAGGAAGTCAAAACACTAACGTACGCATTCATTTATGGAGCCTCCGACAAGAAGATTGGCACCTCACTCGATAAGTCATTATCAGAGGAAGCTGCTAAGAAACTTGGGGCAAGTATCCGTAAGAAGTTCCTCAAAGCGATTCCGGGCCTTGACGATCTTCTTAAGTCTGTTGCCAATGAATCTGCTTCTGATGTTCTGCGGGGACTTGATGGGCGACCAATCCGTCTCCAAGGAAAGAAGCACGCTGCCCTTAACTACCTCTTGCAATCAGCAGGGGCGATAGTTTGTAAGCGGTGGAATGTCATTGCTTTCAACCAAATGAATAGTCTTGGATACCAGTGGGGCATTGATTACCAGTGGCTCGGATGGATCCATGATGAAATTCAACTCGCTGTTCAACCACACCTTGTCAATGACGCAAAGTTCCAACTTGAGTGGTCCATCGTCCAAGCGGGCGAATACTACGACCTCAAAGTCCCCCTCGCCTCAGAGGCAAAAGAAGGGGCAACGTGGGCCGACTGTCATTGAACCAGAGCTTCGCATTGATGCTGACTTCTTTGCCTATCGCAGCTGTCAGGTTAATGAAACGGAGCTTGACTGGGGTGATGACCTGATCACCATTGCCAGCAACTTTAAGGAGGTTACCAAGGTCTTCTCTTCGGAGATCAATAACCTCAAGAAACGGTTCGATACCGAACGAGTGCTTTTGTATTTCTCGGACAGCAAGAACTTCCGAAAGCTTGTTGACCCTGACTACAAAGGTAAGCGCACCAAACGTAAGCCCGTGGGTTATAAGCGGTTGTTGGACTGGTGTAAAGACCACTTCAAGATTATCCGCTATGAAAACCTCGAAGCAGACGACGCGCTTGGACTAGAGTGCCACCTGGACCCAAGCGATTTTATTCTTGTTTCTCCTGACAAGGACATGAAACAGATCAGCTGCAACCTATTTAATGGAAGTGAGCTGGTCCAAGTAACACCTGAAGAAGCCGACTACTGGTTCTGGACACAATGCCTTACGGGCGATCCGGTGGATGGCTACAAAGGCGTA